GCTTATGTTAGCTTTCCAAACATTTCTTGGACTGCCGCAATTACAGCGCGATGCGCGTTAATTTATAACGAGACCAAAGGCAATAAGTCCGTTGCTGTATTGGATTTTGGTTCTGACAAAATTTCAACTACTACATTCACAATCACAATGCCAGTAAATGGCGCAACCACTTCATTAATTCGTTCTTCTAACTAAGGAGTCACCATGACTATTGACAAAATGACTGCCACCGACATGGTGCAAGCAACTACAAAATACAACACAATGCCTGAAGACACAATGTCTATTCAAGGCCACTACACTGCCATTTGCTATAGCGCGGATGGTTTTGTTAAGTGGTCTGATGAAATTGAAAACTTGGTCACTACAGTGGGCAAGAACTTTACGTTGGACACCACGCTAGGTAACACCGCTGGCGGCGCAGTTGTGATGGGTCTTAAGGGTACGGGTACAGCAGTTGTAGCCGATACGCAAGCTTCTCACGCAAGCTGGTTGGAAGTTGGTTTGGCTAACGCTCCCACATACTCAGGCAACCGTCCTACACCATCATTTAGCGCGGCTTCTGCTGGTAGCAAAACCACATCTTCTGCGGTGTCCTTCTCTATTACTGGCACAGGTACTGTTGCTGGCTGCTTTATCAACATTGGTGGTAGCGCAACTAAAGACTCAACAACTGGCACATTGTTCTCCGCTGGAGACTTTTCTAGTTCTAAGTCTGTTGTGTCTGGCGACACCATTGCTGTCACTTACACTGCTACATTGACCTAAAAATGGCCGCTGGATGGGGCAATAATGCTTGGGGCGACTTAGGTTGGGGTGGTGTTACCGCCTACGAAGAGAGCGTTACTGAGTATTTGACCCCAGCTACGGCTTGGGGGGCTGACACTTGGGGAGCTAATCCTTGGGGTGGTACAGTCCCCATGTTTGAGACTCAAGAAGCCACAGTAGCGTTTAATGCGTCAGTTACAGAAACAGCGGCTATTACAGATGCCCAGTCAGCTATTACGGCATTTACTGGGGCAATTACTGAGACTGCGGCTCTTACTGATTCAAATACGGCTACTACAGCTTACGGGACATCGGTAATAGAAACGGCGGCCACATCGACTACAGAGTCAGCCACAGCTAACTTCCCAGTTTCTGTTACGGAAACATCGGCTACGTCAACAACTGAAGTGGTAGCGGCAACATTTGCCAAGTCGATTACTGAGACTGCGGCAACCTCTACAACAGAAGCTGTAGCGGCTACGTTTGCCAAGGACATTACGGAAACTGCGGCGTTAACGGATGCAAATACAGCTACTACGGCCTATACGACTATTGTTGCTGACTCTGTAGTCACAAGTACAGCGGAATCTGCGGCGGTTACTTATACTGCTTCAGTCACGGAAACTAACCCAATTACAACAGTGGAAGAGGCTGTTGCCACATTCTTGGGTGACATTACTGAATCAATGGCCATTTCGGAGCAGCAGTTATTTAGCTGGCTGGCCGACATTATTGAGACAATGGCTACGTCTGACGCTACAACGGTTGGCACGTATTACCAAGAATTTATTACGGAACTTGCGGCAATCACGGAAACAAATGGTGGGGGCGCAAACTATCGGTTAAGCCGATCTGAGACAATGGCTATAACAGAAACTAATGGTGGACGATACTTGTGGGAAATTATTGATGACACGCAAGGCGTTACATGGCAGAATATCAGCAATCCACAAACACCGGGCTGGGCTGATGTGAGTAATACCGAAACGCCCGGTTGGACACAAATTTCTACTCAGTAGGAGCAATAGATGGCAAATACATCGCTAATCGGACTTACCCTCCCAGCAACGGGCACGTTGTCGGGCCAATGGGGTGACACAATCAATAATGCCATCTCGCAAATCGTTGACGTTGCGGTGGCTGGTACACAGCAAATTACAACAGACGCAGATGTTGATCTGTCAGTTACTGTTGGCACATATGCCAGCACCGGCCTGACATCCACTAGCTCTCAGTATGCAGTTCTGTTATGCACAGGCGCACGTACAGCGGCTCGTAATATCAATACACCCAAGCAGAGTAAGACCTACGTTGTCATCAATGACACAACCGGTGGCTATGCAATTACAGTCCGTGGCGGCCCAACTTCTCCCACGACTGGTGTAACTGTAGCGGCTGGTACACGAGCAATCATTGCTTGGAACGGCTCTGACTTTGTGAACGTGGGCGGCGGTTCTGCTGCTGGCTCCAACACGCAGGTTCAGTTTAACAACTCCGGTGCTTTTGGTGCTTCTTCTAACCTGACATGGAACGGCACTAACTTAACATCTACGGGCTTTAGTGGCCCTCATAACGGTACAGTGGGTGCAACCACCCCCGCAACTGGCGCATTTACAACGGTTACAACTACATCAGCTATTGCCTATAACTACGGTGGTACAGGGCAGACTAGTGCATTTAATCAGTGGGGCGTAACATACGCATCTACTACGGGTGTATTGGCTACTACGGCGGCTGGTACAACAGGCCAAGTTTTAACGGCAACAACAGGCAGTGCGCCAACTTGGGCGGCTCCTGCGGCTTCTGGCGTATCTCAAGCCAAAGCCACCATGATTTCATTTATTTTTGGATACTAAGGAGCTATAAATGGCAAACCCAAATCTCTTAGCCGCGACCACAGCTACCGGCGTAACTACGTATTACACACCCGGCGGTACAACTGCTTTGGTTCTGGTAACGAATGCTGCATCAAGCGGCCAAGTGTTAAAAATCAACCAGATTGTTGCGGCTAACGTAAACGGATCTGCGGCTGTGGATGCTACGGTATCTATCTACACCAATGGTGCTGTAGCTCAAGGCTCTGCACCTTCGGGCGGAACGGCTTATCCAATCGTGTCTACAGTGTCTGTCCCTGCTGATGCCTCATTGATTGTGGTGGACAAATCTACCCCAATTTATTTGATGGAAGGCTCTTGCATCTCCATCACTTCCGGTACAGCCAGCGGTATCACATACTCAGTAAGCTACGAAGTAATTTCTTGATCGGGGTAGAAGATGTCCCAACGCTACCAAGGCGGGTTCATTACCGCTTCCTATAACGGGTTGAAAGTACCTGATGCGCCTACCATTGGCACGGCTACTGGTAGCAGTACTTCTGCGTCTGTAACTTTTACAGCGCCTTCTAATGTAGGTGGCGGTGCAATCACTGGGTACACGGTTATTTCATCACCCGGTGGATTTACCGGTACGGGTACATCTTCTCCTGTTTCTGTTACTGGCTTGACTAACGGCACTGCTTATACATTTACTGTAGTGGCAACAAATGCTTATGGAACGGGGACAGCAAGTGCGGCTTCAAATAGTGTGACTCCTGCTGCTGTTGTTTCTTCAGTCGAATACCTTGTTATTGCTGGCGGCGGAAGTGGCGGCGCTACTCGCGGCGGTGGTGGCGGTGCAGGCGGATACCTAACTGCATCTGGCTTTGCTGTTTCTTCTGGCTCTCCTATTACAGTCACAATCGGCGCTGGTGGCACTGGTGCTATTTTTAGCCCAGCCACCGATGGAACTAGCGGAAATAATTCTGTATTTAGTTCTATTACTTCAGTTGGTGGCGGTAGAGGCTCTTCACGGCAAGCGACTAATTACGCTGCAAGCACCGGCGGTTCTGGTGGCGGCGGTTCTGATGCGTCAGGCAACCGAACAGGTGCGGCTGGAACTAGCGGTCAGGGTAATGCTGGTGGTACTCCACCCTCTGGTTTTGGTGGCGGAGGCGGAGGCGGCGCTACTACCGTTGGTGGCAATGGTGGTTCAGGTAATGGTGGCAATGGCGGTACTTCCGCTACAAGTTCGATTTCTAGTTCATCAGTAGCATATGCTGGCGGTGGCGGTGGTGGTGGTTACGGCGGCGGCACTGCTGGAACTAGTGGCGGTGGCGGCGCTGGTAATGGCGGAACAGGTTCTGGCGGTGGCTCTGGGTCTAGCGCGACTGCTAATCAGGGTTCTGGTGGCGGTGGCGGCGGGGATGACGCGGATGGCGGTAATGGTGGCTCTGGAGTTGTTATCATTCGTTACGCTGACTCTTTCCCAGCGGCAACCTCAACAACAGGCTCACCAACAATTACAGTGACAGGTGGCTACCGCATTTACAAATGGAATTCTTCTGGTTCAATAACATTCTGAGAGTAAGCAATGCCTAATTATTCAGGATCATGGACACGTACACAGCAGATGCAAGCTAAAGCGGCTGGCACTTGGCCTAGTGAAGTTTCGGTCGCATACCTTGTAATTGCGGGTGGCGGCGGTGGTGGTGGTTACCGCGCTGGCGGCGGCTCTGGCGGCGGCGGCGGTGCTGGCGGTTATAGAACCGCTTCTGGGTTTTCTGTTGTGCAAGGGTCTGCCATTACCGTTACTATAGGCGCTGGAGGTAGTGCTGGTGGTAGTGGCGCAAATGGTACTCAAGGTTCTAACTCCGTATTTAGTTCTATTACGTCTACTGGTGGCGGCTACGGTACTTGGGGTGGCGATTCTGGGGCGGCTGGTTCTGGCGGTTCTGGTGGTGGTCATGGCGGGGGTACTGGTTCTGTTTATTCAGGCGGTACAGCAACATCTGGTCAAGGTAACAATGGCGGCGCGGGAGGCGGCCCAAGTGATGGCGGTGGTGGCGGTGGCGGTGCTGGGGCGGTTGGGGGTAGCGCATCTGGCAATGTTAACGGCGCAGGGGGTAACGGTTTAGCATCTTCTATTACTGGTTCTTCTGTTACTTATGCTGGTGGTGGTGGTGTTGGTCAAAATGGCCAATCTGGTGGCGGGTCTACTTCTGGTGGTTCTGGCGGTGGCGGCGCTGGCGGCAATCCCGGAAATGCAACTGCCGGAACTAATAATTTTGGCGGCGGTGGCGGTGGTGGCGGTCAAACTAGCGGGCTTGGTGGCGCTGGCGGTTCAGGTGTAGTTATTATTAGTTCACCACAAGCCGCAGTATCTACTACAGGTTCACCTACAGTCACAACCAGCGGTGGCAATACCATTTACCAATTTAACTCTTCTGGTTCAATCACATTCTGAGGCACAACATGAGTCATTTTGCACAAGTAGAAAACGGCATCGTCACACGAGTTATTGTGGCTGAGCAAGACGTTATTGATTCTGGTATGTTTGGTACAGGCTGGGTTCAGACTTCGTACAATACCCGTGGCGGTCAGCACCCAGAAGGCCGCCCATTGCGTAAAAACTACGCAGGAATTGGCTACACATACGACTCAGGCCGTGATGCTTTTATCCCGCCCAAACCATTTCCATCATGGGGTTTAAACGAAACAACTTGTTTGTGGGATGCTCCTACGCCAATGCCTACAGACGATAAGCGTTACACATGGGACGAGGCTACAACTTCATGGGTTGAGGTGACTAATGTCTAAACAGTACCCCGGCGGTTTAATTACCAAGACTCCAGTCACGCCCAGTGGCTCATACAGCACTGACACTGCTTCAGGCATCTGGACGCTTGACCAACAGGCTTACTGGGCAAAACTAGGTCAATGGCCTAATGCCAACAACCCGCCAGTTGATCCTCAGTTTAACTACGTCACTATGCTTTTGCACGGCGATGGGACTAATGGCGCACAGAACAATACGTTCTTGGACAGCAGTACAAACAACTTCACCATTACTCGCAATGGCAATACAACCCAAGGCTCTTTCTCGCCTTATGGGTCTAATTGGGGTGTTTATTTTGGGGGTGTTGGAAACTATTTAACAACTGCTACTTCTGCATCAGGTTTTAGCTTTGGAACAGGCGACTTTACAGTTGAGTTTTGGATTAACTCAACGCAAACAACAAGATGTGATCCAGTTGGACTGAATACTGTATATACTGCAACAGGATGGTGGGGGTTTGTTTTTAATCGTACATCAAATAACACAATGGAATGGTTTGAAAACACAAACACTAGAATTTCTGCTACTTCTGTTACTTGGAATAATGGTCAATGGAATCATGTTGCTGTTACTAGAAGCGGCTCTTCTGTCAAAATGTTTTTAAATGGTACTCAAGTAGGAAGCACCTATACGACATCCTTTACTTATGGTGCTTCAAGCGTAGGCGTAATTGCTGGCGTTTTGTCGGACGATAAAACTTCAGGCCCACTAACTGGATATCTTAGCAATGTAAGAATTGTTAAAGGTACTGCTTTGTACACGGGAACATTTACACCAAGCACGACACCGCTAACAGCCGTATCTGGAACAAACCTGTTGACCTGTCAAGCAAATCGTTTTTTTGATGCTTCTACAAATGTTTTAGCAATCACACTCACAGGCTCACCAAGCGTTCAACGCTTCAACCCATTTGGTGCTTCTTCCGCCTACTCCACAAGCGTGATTGGTGGGTCAGGGTACTTTGATGGTACAACTGACTATTTGACTACTCCCATGTCAACACCTTTAACATTAGGTGCTGGGGACTTCACAATAGAGTGTTGGTTGTATAGCGCATTTAGTGGTGAGCAAAGACCTCTGTCTTGTTTGGAATCTACGCTAAATTACTATATCTATGCCATTTATTTAAGTGGAACCGAACTTACATTTTATGCAGGGAATGGTACTTCATACGCCATTCAAATGACTGCTTCTGGTGTAATGAAGCCAAACGCATGGAATCATGTTGCTGTTGTGCGTTCAGGTTCTACTGCAACAATGTATTTAAATGGCGTTTCAGTAGCAACAGATGCCTCTGCTACTGTCACATTGCCAGCGGCAGGAACACCGCTGTGGTTTGGTGGCGAAGCCTATGGTGGTGGCTATAACTTTTTTAACGGGTACATGACTGACGCTCGTATCGTCAAAGGTACAGCCGTTTACACAGCGAATTTCACGCCTCCCACTGCACCCCTGACAGCAATCACTAACACCAGCATCTTGCTTAATTACACCAATGGCGCAATCTTTGACAACGCCATGATGAACGACTTAGAAACTGTGGGTAACGCACAGATTTCTACAAGTGTGTACAAATATGGAACTGGGTCATTGTCGTTTGATGGTACAGGCGATTGGTTGACTTGTCCTTTAGGGCCAAACTTAACGTTGCCAGCATCTAGTAATTTCACAATTGAGTGCTGGTTCAGGGCCAACAACTTTTCAACCAACGTGGGCTGTATTTACAGTTCTGTCAACGGTAATGATTATTTGGCAATTAGAACCTCTGCTAATTTAGAGTGGTCTAATGGTGTTTTGCAACTTAACTACACTATCCCAAGTGCGTCAACAACAACTTGGTATCACTTAGCTGTAACTAGAAGCGGTAGTACCGTGAGAATGTTTTTAGATGGTGTGGTTGTGGCTTCTGGTACAGACTCTTCTATTGCTCTGGGACTCGGCACAACTTTTTACATAGGCAATTACGCAGGCAATACTGGTGCAGGGTATTCTTACAATGGGTACATTGATGAGTTCCGCATTACCAAAGGGTATTGCCGATACACAACGACATTCACACCGCCAACTGCGGCATTCTTTAATTACGGCCCGAACTAAGGAGCATTCATGTTTATTGCAAAAGTAGAAAACGGACAGGTTGGCGAGATCATCGACTTCCGCAAGTATTTTGGTATGACGGATTCCGTCACAGACGAGCAACTAGCGGCTCAAGGGTTTGTCAAAGTTAATCTGTACCGCGCCCATGACCGCTTGACACAAAAGCTGATCCCCTGCACACCTGTACTAGAAGGCGGCTGGGTGTACAAAGTCGCCGTAGCTGACTTGACCGCAGAAGAAATCCAATCTGCCAAAGACAGTGCAATGGCTCAGATTCGTGGCACACGTAACACCTTGCTTGCCGCCTGTGACTGGACGCAGATTGCCGACAGCACCGCAGATAAGACTGCATGGGCTACATATAGAACAGCATTACGCAACTTGCCAGCCACAATTACTGGTGATCCCCGTACATTCTCTGACTGGCCTCACGACCCTAACTGGGTTGACAGGACTATCTAATCATGTGGGACTGGGCTGAAGCATTCATTGCGGCGGCCTGTATAGTGGCCTTCGTCATTTTTGGCACTTACATAATTGCATGGAGCATAGTGTGATAAATGCGTTGGCTCATTCTGTTACTGCTGTTGGGGCTAGTTGGAGCCGTAGCCAAGAGTGGCTGCCATGTGCGCGAGTTCTATGGGATTGGCTACACAATTCACAACCCGTCCGAGCGTTACCAGCAGATGTCTATGTGGCTGACAAACAATGCACAGCACTGCAAGGCTTCGGACTATGTGGTGATTTGGAACAACTTGTCAGAGTGGGCTGGCGCGGCGGATTCAGCAGAACTTAGAGGCAAGGTTATTCATGGATACAAAGATGCACTTGAACGGGAAAAGAAATGATTCCGCCCATACACAAGTGGTATCCAATGCTGGATGTCGCCGACTATCCAACAAAGACAGATGCGCTTGAACGCAGGGCAGAACGCTTACAAGAAGAGTATGCACAAGCCCTGAAGATGAAGAAGGTGAAGGATAAGATTGATGATCTTGAGTTTGAGTTGTATGTGAAGAAGGCAGAACGCAACCAACTGAGCCTTGAGATTTTTACAAACCGCAAGTTGGATATTTATGTATGACCAAGAAGCCGATAGTCAGATCCAAGAAGCCCTCGCCGGACACAAGGGACAAGCTGACGTTGTACGTCACGCTGATGGTCAGCACAACCCTGTGCATCTCCGTTTTGGCTATGGTAATCAGCTTTATGCTTGGCCTTTGGGCCAAAGAAGTGGACAACGCAGAAATCTTCAAAATGATTTCACCCGCTTTTTCTACTCTTATCGGCGGCATGATTGGGTTCCTGAGTGGTATCAAACTCATGCAGAATGATGAAAAATCTAAATCTTGTAAGGATTAACTATGTTTGACATATTAAGTGGCGGTATTTTAGGTTCGGTGTTTGGCGGCCTGTTTCGTATGGCCCCCGAGGTGCTCAAGTTCTTTGATAAGAAGAATGAGCGTTTACACGAGCTTGCTATGTTTAAACACCAATGCGATTTGGAAGCGCAGCGTGGTCAGCAGAAGTTAGCCGAGATTGGCGCACAGCGTGAAGCCGCTATAGATGTTGGTGTAATGGATGCGTTTAACAACGCCATCGTCCAACAAGCCGAGATGGTCAAAGCTGCGGGCGGTTGGGTTGCTAGTCTGTCAGCATCCGTCCGTCCCGTAGTCACATATTGGGTGCTGTTTGTGTGGAGCTTCATCCACGTGTGGTTTGCATGGAACGCATGGCTTGCCGGCGCTCCAGCCGTAGAAGTGTTTAAAACCATGATGACCCCTGACTTCTCAGCCCTGCTGTCCGGAACAATAAATTATTGGTTCCTCGACCGTACTCTCAAACAGCGTGGCATATGAACCTAGAGTTAGCCGCAGCCCTGTGCCGTCAGTTTGAGGGCTACCGCGCCAAGCCGTACTTATGTCCGGCTGGCGTGGCTACCATCGGCTATGGTTCTACTTACTACGCAGATAAACGCAAGGTAACCTTGGAAGATGCTCCGATGGATGAACCTACGGCAAGAGCGCTTTTAATGATTGAACTTGAACACACGTACCTACCCGGAGTTCTGCGTAACTGCCCCGGCTTAATTACTGACGTTCGCAAGTGCAATGCCATCGTAGA